TGAATATCGTGATTTAATTGATTTTACTATTAAAAGATTTTGCCAATTATATAATCATAGAATAAAGAAATTTAATACAATATCAGGTACAACTGAGCAACGTATTAAACAGATATTAGAAGTTATTTCTTTGTAATATTTATATCAAAATACTAATTTAAAATAAATAACACAAAATGGATATTAACGGTAATTTTGATTTAAAAAAAGCTAAAAGTTTTTTACTAACTGAAAATTTTGATGATTCTTATTTACAAGAAGATGATTTAGAAGAAAATGAAGAAGCCTCTTTAGAAGAAATGGCTAAATTAACGGGCACAGGCGGTGTTTTTACCCCACTAGGGCAAAAAGCAGCTGAAATTATTAAAAATAACCCTGAATTAGAAAAATCAGCATTATTAAAAGCTCTTAATTCAGACCCTGAAATTGCTCAAATTTTAGATACTAGTGAAGAAGAATTACATCAAAATCAAACCAATAAATTTGCTGCCTTAGTTCGTGGTTCAAGAGAATTAGGACAAAGAGGTAGAAAAGCAGATCCAAATAAACCAGCTGCTGAACCCAAAGTAAAAGCAGAAAAATCACCTAAATTAAGAATCACTGATCCTACTGCAGACGAAAAACCTGTTGCGTCATCATTTTTTGATGGTGGAGACGAATCAACTGATGTAGAAGATATTGCTGATGAAATGGCGGCAAGAAAAGCTGCTAAAGGTAATAAAAGATTAGGTAGTGCTGCTGAAAAATTAGCTCAAGTAACTAAAGAAATGAAAGCTTTAATTCCTGCTTATCAAGCTGCTAAAGGTACTGCAGAAGCTGCTATTGTAGCTCAATTAAAAGACTTAACTGCTGAGAAAAAATCTTTAGAAGCTAAAGCTTTCAAATAAAAAACAACCAAATTAGTTATGTCGGAAACACCCCAACAACTCCCCCTAAAGGAGATAATTAAACAGGAGTGGCTTAAATGTGCTCAAGACCCTGTGTATTTCATGAAGAAATATTATTGGATCCAACACCCCCAAAAGGGTAGGATCCAATTTAATTTATACCCATTTCAAGAAAAGGTATTACATCAACTTCAAAAAAACGAATATACCATAATTAACAAATCACGTCAATTAGGTATATCAACTCTTGCTTCTGCTTACGCTCTTTGGTTAATGTTATTCCAGAAAGATAAAAATGTTTTGTGTATAGCAACTAAACAAGAAACTGCGAAAAACATGGTAACCAAAGTTAGATTCGCATACGACGCACTTCCTAAGTGGTTGCAGATTAAAACAACGGAACACAACAAATTATCGCTACGTTTAGCCAACGGATCACAAATCAAAGCCGTTGGTGCAACATCAGATGCTGGTCGATCAGAAGCTGTTACTTTCCTTATTATTGATGAGGCTGCCTTTATTGAAGGCATTGATGAGATTTTTGCTTCTGCCCAACAAACCCTAGCTACAGGTGGGCAATGTTTAGCATTATCCACTCCATTTGGTACAGGGAATTGGTTTCATAAATCTTTTATTAAAGCACAAGCCAGAGAAAGTAAATTTGTTCCATTATCTTTACCTTGGACAGTTCATCCTGAACGAAATCAACAGTGGAGAGATGATCAAGATGAAATTTTAGGATTACGTCACGCAGCACAAGAGTGTGATTGTGACTTTAGCACCTCTGGAGATACAGTCATTGAACCTGATATGCTTAATTTCTATGAATCTGCATTCATTTCAGATCCAATGGAAAGAAGAGGAGTAGACGGAGCATTATGGCTTTGGGAACAACCAGATTATAGTAAAGACTATATGATAGTAGCCGACGTTGCTCGAGGTGACGGAACTGACTACTCAGCTTTCCATATTTTTGATGTTGAAGCAGCTAAACAAGTAGGTGAATATAAAGCACAAGTGTCAACAAGAGATTATGCTAACATATTATTTGCTATAGGTACTGAATTTAACGATGCCTTACTCGTAGTAGAAAACGCTAACATTGGATGGAGTGTTTTAGAACACTTAATTGAAAGAAATTATAGAAATCTATATTATTCTTCCAAAGCAGACACTACAATGGGTGTAAGCGAAAATCAAATAGCAAGAATGGAAAATGGTCAAGGTATGGTACCAGGTTTTACTACTTCAATGAAAACAAGACCACTTGCCATATCAAAATTAGTTTCGTACATTCATGAAAAATCAGTTATAGTACAATCCAAACGTTTAATAAGTGAATTAAAAACTTTTGTTTGGAAGAATGGTAAAGCTCAATCTCAAAGCGGCTATAATGATGATTTAGTAATGGCCTTTGGGATAGGATTATTTTTAAGAGATACTGCCTTAAGATCAAGACAACAAAACATGGATTTAACTAGAGCCGCCTTAGGTAGTTTTCATGTTAATAACCATCAAGCAAATTTTTCATATTCTGCAAATCCTCAAAACGAAAATCCATATAAAATGGATACTGGTATTGGTGGGAATGAAGATATATCTTGGCTCCTTGGTTAATTTTTTAATATTTATAATATATAATTAGATTTTATGGTAGATACATCATTATTTGGTAGATTAAAACGATTATTCTCAACTGACGTAGTAATCAGAAACATTGGGGGTGATCAATTAAAAGTAATGGATACTGATCGTATTCAACAACTTGGTACTCTCCAAACAAACTCACTATTCGACAGATACAACAAAGTATACACTACTACAGGTGGTTTAAATTTTAATTATAATAATGACACTGGTTATCCAACTCAAAGAATTCAACTTTATTCTGATTATGAGTTAATGGATAGTGATTCTATTATTGCTTCTACTTTAGATATCTTAGCTGATGAGACTTGTTTGTATACAATTTTGTAATTTATGACCATAAACCTTAATAAAATGTCTGATAGTAAAATCAATTAAATCTCTATATTCAGGATCAATAGTACGTATGCCATTGTCTTCTATATCTACTCCATCAGGAGAAATATAAAAAATATAATCATATTCTCTAATAAAGTCAGATGAATAATTTTTAAATCTTTCTTTATCTACATAATCAATTGATTTAGAATTTTGAGTAAAAGCCATCACATCAATAATTGTTCTATCAGTAATTAAATTTTCACTCATTAATTCAGCACAACGTTCTGATAGAAATACAGTTTGACCTTTTAATGTAGAATCAGTATTTAATGGAATACCTAAATCTCTTAAATATTTACTACGTTCAGTAGCAAAAGTAAAATCTTTAAATTGTGGTAATTCTGCTAAAGCATTAACTAATGTAGTTTTCCCGACACTAACTGTGCCACATAGACCTATTTTCATATTAAAATCTTGATGTTACTTGTGGATTCTTATCTGGTGGTACTCCATGTCTATCTCTACGTGCTTCCAACCATTCTTCTTTAGTGTACTGAAAACCATATAAATAGTATTCGTCTTTTTTCTTTGATTCTTTAGCATATTTTAATGCTGGCCCATCCCATGAGTGTAATTTACCATCAAAGTATATAATTGTTCTACCATCTCCCGTAGTAAGTGTTCTCGATTTGTAATCTTGTTTTTGTTCTTCCATGTGTGTAATATAATAAAAATTAATAAGGTCTCAAAATATCTTCCGCAACATAAATCCCTTGTGCACCACTTACTGTTATACCTCTAGCGGAAAGCGCATCACCAACAAAATGTACGTTTGGATACTTGGTCAGGGCTAAGTTGGTATAATCAACAAGTGGTTCAGGTGATAGATATTTTACTTCGGGTATGTACATGCCCCAATCGTCTTTTAATGTAGGAAATATTTTTTTCATTCCATCAATGAAATCATCAATGTATCCAAAATACCCTTCAAATGCTTCTCTTACTTCATCCATTCCTAATCTATCTATTTGATAGGCTTCTACAAAATCACCTTCTGAAGTATGTGAAGGTACTCTAGATGGTGAGTAATATAATCCTTTATTATCAACTTGTAACATTTTAACTAATTTTCTACTCCAAGTAAATGGGTCTTCAATTCCGTTTACTTCCATTATAATACCAAAATTAGTCATATCGTTTCTATACTTCTCATCTTTCTTAGCATGACCATTGTATGAGTAGTTTCCGTATGTTTCTTCTACTGCAACATATGCTGCATTATTGTTAGTACAGAATGAACGTAATGATACTCCTTTATCATCAAATTTTCTATATAA